CAAAAGGTGTCCAGCTTGTGCGTACATCACAACTTCGTCGGTATCGTGACGAACACGGATAACGCGACCGCGTGTTCGAGGATCTTCATAGTCCTCAATTGCACCACCGATAGCCGAACCATCTTCTGACCAGTGGAAAGTACGACCGATGCAAGGATCTTGCATGTCTGCGGAACTGGAGACTTTGCAAACCATTGCATATTCGTCGGACCAGATTTGGGTAGGCGAAGCTGACTTGCCTTCCTTGTGGCTACTCTTGGACGATCCGCCGACAATCACATATTCAAGGTCGAACACGCGAGCCAGCATGTCTGCTGTAATGTCAGAAGCCTTTGTTGGATTACCCGCACCGCTTGACGCAATCCGGTCGATAACCTGTGCGCAGTTGCGAAGATTTCGGAACACTTTTCGATTTATCACCAACGCATTAGCCCACAATCCAGAGTTGCCGTAAACCTTCTGCACCGCTGCTTCCACGTCGGTAATCGGAACGGCATTCACTAAATCGTCCCACTCGTTTGTAATTGCAGTAGTGAGAGTTGAGCCAGTCCATACTGCTGTATCAAAAACCTTAGCAGCAACCCGCTTTTCTTGGTTTCGAGTCACGACGCCCATAGCACGCATCGCAAGAATCTTTTCGAGATCAAGAATGTTCTTGTATCTATTCAATGCCCTAGCGTCTAATACTTCTTCCCATCCGTTTTCTTCGGTGGAGTAAGTGAACGTCTCGAACTTGAACGAACCGCGATTGTAATTACCTTCGTCGGTTCTTGTCGTGTCCGCGTCGAAGAGCAATTGCTCTAACGGGACTTTACCAGGAGAATCAGATTGTAGGCTAACCTCGACAACCGGAAAAACTTTGGTTCCGATGTATCCGGCTTTCTCCATCTCCAGATCGAACTCAAAAAACGCTGCGAGGTCTGGTCTGTAGTTTGTCAACGCTGTCGTTGGTGTAATTGGCATTTGTTTTACCTATTCTTCAGAATTTGAAAGTTGATTGTTCAGGGGTTACGCAACAGCGCCTGGAGTTGAATACATTATCTCAATGATGTCTCCATCTGCTGTTGAAGTCTCAAGAGCCAAACCTAGCCTGTAAGCGCCGGTAGCGGTCGTTGATACCTTTCCAGCAGCAGCGCTAAACACGCCAGCTCCAGCAGTGATTGCCACTAATGCTGTGGCTTTATGGGTTCCGTTTGCTGTGCGTAGACGAACTGTCACAACGTCGCCAGCAGCAAAAGCTGCCTGCTGTGCAATCCCTATTTCAATATCTGCAAGTACAGCAGTAGAAATCGTTCCATCGCTTGCAAGCTTAACGCGAGCGAATTGTGCGATCGCAGCCGATGCCACGAAGGATTTTGCCGAACCGTCAATATATACAGCCATTTTTTCTTACTCTCCAGAAAATGAATTTGTGTTTGGATTACCGAGCGTTTACTTCGTCGAGCATCTCTTGACGAAGACCAGGGTTTTCAGAGTCGACTTGCATCACTGCTTTCGCTCGTGGCACTCCGCTTTTGATCGATTGCGAAATTGCTTGATCCCATTTTGCCTTGGCCGAAATCGCTCCTGCTGTCTTTGCCTTAGCGACTGGCACTACACCAGTCTTTGCTTTGGCTACTGGTGCAACTTCCTCTTCTGGTTCAACTTCGACCTCAACGGCAGCCTTGGCTTTCATTGCGGCCATTTCAGTTTCGATCGCGTTGATACGCGCCATCAGGCTTGCATTCTCGGTCATCGTCTCGTCAACAGCGGTTGCGGCGACTTGCTCCATTGGCATCGATTGAGCCAAGCACTTCACAACGAAATCGGCTTTTGCTTTTGGAAATGCTCGCTGAATATCATGTACCGTAGCGGCGACCGGCTTTTGCGTTTCGGACATAGATTTCTCCTTAGTCTGTACGCGGTTATCGCCACTCGGACCAGCGCCGAACAGCGCTTGAACAATCCCATGCGGCATTGACTTAAATTTTGCAAACACTCTCCCCATTACTGGAGTCGGTGTAATTCGATTTACGAACCCATTCGCTAACGCATTGCTTGCGTTTAGATAGGTTTCTTCTTTTAGTATGGCTTTAACTTCGTCGATGCTTTTTCCTGACTTCGCAGCGTATGCGTTCACCATGTTGGTGTTCATCTCGGAAAGCAAAGACGAACGCTTCGCAAATTCCGCTGCATCACCTTCGCACGTCATGTACGGGTTGTGCAGCATCATGTATCCGTTTGGCGTTATCTCAACGTCATCAAATGCCATTGGAATAAACGAAGCAATCGAAAACGCGGACGATGCAACAACGCACTTCTTCGGGCCTGCGTATGCCTTAATCGCGTCATAAATCGCAAAGCCTTCAATAACGCTTCCACCCTCGGAGTGGATAGAAACTTCTATCGGATCGGTTCCATTTGCTGGCAGTTGCGACTTAACCCACTGCGCAGTTATCTGGCCCTGTTCGCGTCCAATCTCGCCGTCGATAGTTATTTTTTTCATGATGTAACTATATCCCCGATAGTTGCACCTTCATTTGGTTTCGGTAAATCGGTTTTTACGGGTCCGTCGTCAATTGGCCCATCTACTACACCATCAAGAGCGTCCGTTATATATGCTTCGATCTTAGCAGGAGGTACATTAAGTCCATCAAGATCCATGCGTGCGCGTTGTTCGCTGATCTTGCCTGAAATCATTTCACGCAACACGTCGTCAATAGCTTTACGCAAGTTCTTCCAGTCAGCCCGTTTGACTCCCATCATTTCAGCGCCTGCTTTCGCTGGCGGTTCAGATGTGCCTTCTTTAGCTGCTTCCTGATTTGCGACAATCGTAGGATCTTGCAAAGCCATCGTCTGCCCATCTGGCATCGGCAATGAAATCAAGTCTCTCCAAGTCAATGGCGGGCTTGTTGGATTCTTCGCGTTGAACTCAGCAGCCTTTTCCGCTGCCATGTTGATAGCGTAGAAGTTATCCTCGATAGATTCTTCCGCGATCTCTTCCCAGTCGTTGCCGCGTGCGCTGTGCATTCTGCGAGGACTGGTTAGCGAGTTTCGCAATTGTGTTGCGTCGCCTTCAGCGTCCGCAACTGGCTCGATGTAGCTCCACGTCGGAAGGTTCCAATTGTGGGTCAGGATCTTTTTATCTTCGGATCGTCGCCTAAGTGCCGCATCCGTTTCAAGCTCACGAACTAACCACCACTCATAGGCAGGCTTGTGTAGTCGACGCACCAGGTTCAATTGATCGGCAACAAAACCTTTTCTAGCTTCGTCTACAGCTCCACGCCAACCGCTGAAGTTTGTTTCGCTTCCATCCATTAAGACTAAGCACAATGGCAAACCGAAGTTCACGCCAAGAATCTGCATAATCAATTTGACTTGCTGGAAATACTCGCTGTTAGGAACGTTTGGCGAAAACCCTTGAAGCTCTTCGCCTGGTGCTCCAATGATCTCCATGCCTGGAGAAACGCCTTCAATCTGTCGCGTTCCGCCTGTGTTCGTTTCGGTAGAAGACTCGCCGTAACCTTTATTCAATCCAGGCAACTGCGGATTCAAGCCATGTTTGCGGAAGATCGCGAAACACGAAACAACTTGCTGTTGAACTAGCTTGGCAAAGTTGATGTCTTCCAGCATCCCCGCGTAAGAGAACACTGGAGCAATCTGCGTAACTCCGCGAGTTTGCAGGACACGCTTTGGGTTGTAGATGTGGAATACTTGCCTGCGTCCAGTCTCGTCACGAACATCGATTGGCGTTGAGTCGCCTTTTGTCCCGAACTTGTCCAACTCTTCAATGACGTGGTATTGAAGTCTCTTGCCGAACTGGTTGGTAGTAACACCGAGAAAAGTATCGTCGACCTTGCTTTTAGTTTGAATTGAATGCGATTCGATAACCTGGAAAGAACCTTCTTCGGTTCCCGTTACAACGATGTCGCCATCTATTGATTCAGCCCTAGCACAATACCGTTCAATCTCGGCCCAAGTGCATTCGCCTGCAATGTCGCACAGGTCTGGATTCGTGCTAAATTCCAACCAGCGATTCCATATTTCTAAGTCCAGCCCTTTATCGCCCGTCTTGGGGTCTAGTTTAAAACCGCTCTGTACAATGTTATCG